ATACGGAGTCCACAAATATTCCCACTCTCCATGCGAAGTACTTTGAATTATATAATACCATATTTCTCATGAGAAAGAAAGCTGAGCAGCAGAGAAAGAATATCAGACACGAACGTTACGAATACTTCAGTGGTAAAGCAGACCCTGATGTATACATAGAGAACCCGTTTCCTAAAAAAATTCGTGACAAGGATACGATGCAGAAGTACCTTGACGCTGACGAAAAATTGTCTACGGTGTGTTTGAAGATAGACTATTATGATACGATGTTGGTATACATCGAAAGTATTCTAAAACAAATCACTAATCGTACATATCAGATTAAAAATGCGATAGAGTTTATGAGATTTAACGCAGGACTAGGTTAATGGACGACGATCAGTATTGGTCAATAGAATTAAATATCAAAGGCATTCGACTGATTCATAAAGGACTATCTCAAGCAGTTGAGAAGTGGTCTGGTGGAAGTGCTGAAGAGCAGGAAGATTTGATTGCGATGAGAGATAATTTTTACAAACTGATCTTAGAATATCAGTTTGACAATATGTAATAAATATTCGTAGATGAATGGATCTACGTGATTGATACGACAGCAAATCTTGTTATATCAAAATCCAACGAAGTTTTTTTAAAAGTAAAAACAGAACCTCATATTGAATATGAACTTAGAGATCACTTTAAGTTTGAGGTTCCTAATGCAAAATTTATGCCACAGTATCGTGGTAGAAACTGGAACGGAGAGATACATCTCTTTGATATGCGTTCCAAACAAATCTATGTCGGTCTGTTAGATAAGATTGTATCCTTCTGCAAGAACTATGGATACAGTTATAAGTTTGAAGACAATAAATTCTATGGCACTCCTTATGAGGAGAATGAATTTATTTCTTTTGAAGGAGTTAAGGATTATATTAAATCTATTTCGGTCCACGAGCCACGACAATACCAAGTCGAGGGAGTATACGATGCTCTAAGACACAACCGAAGACTATTGATATCTCCCACTGCGTCAGGCAAATCTCTGATGATTTATTCATTAGCAAGATATTACGCTGAGCATGGGAAAAATATTCTGGTAGTTGTTCCCACGACCAGTCTGGTAGAGCAGATGTATAAGGACTTTGAGGAATATGGCTGGGACGTTGAGACCCACTGCCATAAAATCTATAGTGGTCGTGAGAAGAATGATAATCGTCCAATTGTTATAACAACATGGCAATCTATCTATAAGTTAGAAAGAAGTTGGTTTGAAAGATTTGAAGTTGTGATTGGTGATGAGGCTCACTTATTCAAATCTAAGTCACTCATTCAAATTATGACTAAACTACATCATGCAAAGTATCGCTTTGGTTTTACGGGCACACTAGATGGCACACAGACCCATAAGTGGGTGCTTGAGGGTCTCTTTGGTCCATCATACAAAGTGACAAGAACTGATGAGTTGATGAGGCAAGGACATCTGTCTCAATTAGATATTCAGTGTCTTGTTCTCAAACATGCACCACAGACATTTGAAACATATAACGATGAAATTGAATATCTTATCTCTCATGAACAGAGAAATCGTTTCATTAAAAATCTAGCACTAGATCTTAAAGGTAACACTCTTGTTCTTTTTGCAAGAGTCGAAGCCCATGGACAGGTACTCTACGATCAGATAAATAATAACAAGCGAGATGACCGTAAGGTATTTTTTGTACATGGCGGTGTAGATGCAGAAGAGAGGGAATTAGTACGAGAGATTACAGAACGAGAAAACAACGCTATCATCGTTGCCTCTTATGGAACTTTTAGTACAGGTATCAATATTAAAAAACTCCATAATGTTATCTTTGCCTCTCCAAGTAAATCAAGAATCCGTAATCTTCAAAGTATTGGACGAGTTCTTAGAAAAGGAAAAGACAAAGTAAAAGCAACTCTGTATGACATCTCTGATGATTGTACAACCAAGTCCAGAAGAAATTACACGCTCAATCATTTCATAGAAAGAATTAAGACATATAATGAGGAAAACTTTAACTATGAGATAATCACTATTCAACTAAAGGTATGATAGAAGACGATTTTTACTGTACAGTCAAATTAAAATCAGGCGAAGAGATCTTTGCCAGAGTAGCTGCTTCCGAAGAAGAGGATAGAACCATGCTTTTGGTTTCTCATCCGATCATCGTAAATGAAATCAAAGGAAGGATGGGAGTGGTAGGATATAAAATTGAACCATGGTTAAAGACAACAACTGATGACATGTTTGTTGTCAATCTAGAGGATGTATTAACTATGTCCGAGTCAACAGATATAGAAATGATAATGATGTATCAAGACTATATTCGATCATCTGAATCTGATAAGAACTCAACCAATCAATCAAGCCTCGATCGTAAGATGGGTCGTCTAGGAAATGTAAACGATGTAAAAGAAATCCTAGAGAAGATTTATAATAAAACTCAAGAGTAATATAGCTTTCTTATCAAACCCCACAAAGGTATTCTACTTGGTATTTGAAATGTGTCAAGCCGTCTTGTCACCTCGTCATTAAGATGATATAATTCATACATATTATGAGATAAACTTATGATACAACCAGGTATGACCAAAAGAAAAAGGTCTGAACATTACGTCAACAATAAGGAATTTCTCGCTGCACTGATTGAGTATCGGAATGACGTTGAAAACGCATTCATTAAGAAGTATGGTAGAGAACCTGAGAAAGTTGATCGCGCTTCAAGATGGGATACAAAACCACCAATTCCACGCTATATTGGTGAGTGTTTCTTGAAGATCGCAAATCACTTGTCCTTCAAGCCTAACTTTGTGAACTACATGTTCAAGGAGGACATGATCTCTGATGGAATCGAAAATTGCGTTCAGTACATTCATAATTTTAATCCTGAGAAATCCCAAAATCCTTTTGCTTACTTTACGCAGATCATTCATTATGCGTTTCTCCGCAGGATCCAAAGAGAAAAGCGTCAATTAGAAATCAAGAATAAGATCATTGAAAGGTCTGGTTACAATGAGGTGTTCGACGACAACAACACCCTTGACGGATCGAACTACTCCGATTACAATAGCATCAAAGATGCTGTGCATTCCAAGCTTCGTTATTGATGAAAATTGCAATCATCACCGACCAACACTTCGGTGCTCGCAAGAACTCTAAATTATTTCATGATTATTTCCTGAAATTCTACAACGATACCTTCTTCCCAACTCTTCAGAAAGAAGGTATTACAACCATCGTTGATATGGGTGATACTTTTGATAGCCGTAAGGGTATTGACTTTTCTGCACTAGCATGGGCGAAAGATAATTACTATGATCGTCTCAAAGACATGGGAATTCATGTTCATACGATTGTAGGAAACCATACAGCATATTACAAAAATACTAATGATGTGAATGCTGTTGATCTTCTTCTACGTGAGTATGACAACGTAACTGTTTATTCTGAGTCAACAGAAGTTAAACTAGATAAACTAAACGTACTGTTTATTCCATGGATCAACAAAGAAAATGAAGAAACTACTTTCAAACTTATTAAAGGTTCAGTTTGCAAGGTCGCGATGGGGCACCTTGAGCTCAACGGATTTAGAGCTCATCGAGGCTGCATCATGGATCATGGTCATCCGGGCGAGTTATATTCAGAGTTCACTAAGGTCTTCAGCGGTCACTACCACACTAGATCGGATGATGGACGGATCTACTACCTGGGAAATCCGTATGAGATGTTCTGGAACGATGTCGGTGATCGGAGAGGATTCACCATCTTTGATACAGAAACTCAAGAACATTTTCATGTAGACAATCCCTACAGATTGTTCTATAATGTATACTATGAGGATACTCCTCATCAACTCTTTGATGCGACTGAATACGAAAATAAAATCGTAAAAGTAATTGTTCGTAAAAAGACGAGCACTAAAGACTTTGAGAAGTTTATTGATAAACTTTATGAGGTTGGAGTTGCTGACCTGAAGATTGTTGAGAACTTTGTTCTGGAAGAACCAGAAGAGTTTGAAGTCTTTGAGTCAGAAGATACTCTCTCTATCCTTGATAGATATATCCAGGAGGCAGAAATACAACTTGATAAACCAAGACTGCAAAATATTATGCGGAAGACCTATCAAGACGCATGTGAACTAATTTTGTATGTACATTCTAACAA